AGCATGGGAGGTGATCCAATTGCTCCCCAAGACAACGGCAAGGGTGGATTACAACCAGATAAAGTTATCCGGTTACACCATAAAACCAATACCAATTAGGCAATATCAATGCCCATATTGCATGGCGGCTTTGATGTGTTTTAAGGGGCAAAACGAAGTCCGCTACCAGTGTAAATGTGGATACGAACATATAGAAAGGTGGTGATCATGATGCCAGCTGAACAATATCACAACTTCCCCCTGGCTCCCCGTGACCGGTCATGGGACAAAAATGCCGCCGTTCCCCGTTTGCGCCGGTGGGCCTCGCGGGATGGAAGCGGCGACAAGGAGCAAATGGACTGGCAGAAGTATCGCAAGGTGTTCTTCTGGCACGAAGCAGGGACGCTGGAGGATTTCGGGCAGTTTAAATTCCCGTATTGCGACATCATTGACGGTGGCCCTCACGTAGTCCACAATGCTGTTCAAAACGCCCTGGCCCGGATAGATGGCAGTAATATTCCAGCGGACGATAAGCCGGCTGTCCGCAGGGTGGCCGAGAGGCAGATGGACAGGTTCCAGGATGATGAGGATGTGGAGGGTAGAGCGTCTGACATTGATAATGGATTTCGTGTTTACGGCCGGAAATTTGGCGAACCGACACCATCCCAGCTTGAAAAGATCAACGCTATGGCAAAAAGATCTCTTTCTAAGGAAGAGGTCTTTACTTTTCCTACTAAGATGGTAGGTGACAAAATTATTTATCACCCGTGGCCCCTTTCCCTGCATAAGTCTCTTTTGGAAGTGTTTAAGCAGGATGCATTGATCGGTGTTGCCTTCATGCTTGACCATTCCTGGGCGGGTTTTTTTGCCAGGCCGAAGCCGGCCTATGCTTACGGGCGTACCTTTGATGCCAAGCTTCGCAAGGGAGATATGGAAGGCGAGAGTTGGGCGCTGTACGGGGACGTTTATATTGTCCGGGGTAAGGAAAAGGATGGTGTTTCAACGGATGCCATCATTGCTGACATCGAGGACGGCACGCTTTTCGACGTGTCCGTTGGGTTCGGCAACAGCCTGGACGAGTGTTCAATTTGCGGGAACAACATTTGGGACGGCAAGAATTGTGAACACTGGCCAGGCAGGGAGTATGACGGGCAGTTGTGCTATATCATAGCAAAACCGCCTGGTTACCTCATGGAGTTGTCAGGCGTGTTCGACGGGGCTTATCCTGGTGCGATGGTGCTTTCTTCCGTAGGAGGAAATGAGGCTGGAGATTTCGTTATGGTCAATGGTGAAGATATTAAAAAGTTGAACCCTGAAGCGCTGAAATTCCGGGTTTATAGTTCTAGCAGGGGAAGGTTGCTTACTTTTGCCAAGAAGGAGGACTTGGAGAAGAAAATTTGGACACCTGTTGTTTTCACAGAGAAAGGGGGTGAAGATAAGTTGGAAAAGGATACAGCTATGACAGTTCAACCATTACAGGAATTCATCTCTAAAGAAAAAGCCGTTGAAGTCTTGGGCAAGGAGTATGATGCCGAAACAATCCTAAAATTTGCAAGGGAAGGTATTGCCTACCGTGAAGAATTGATCCAGGAAACCATCGAATGGGGCATCCGGGCGCAGGGCAACGACTTTCCTGCTGATGCTTGGCGGCAACTGCTGAGCGAACCTGGTCGTACAATTGATGCGATCAAGGACTTCCGGGAGCAGTTCAAAAAGCAAGCCGAGGCCGCTATCCCGGCAGGCAGGGCTAGCGTGCCTGCAGGTAAGAAGTTGGTGGAGAAAAAGCAAATCCCTGACGAAGCATTTAAGGTTTAACGGCGAGACAATTTAAAACTTTTCCGCTGGCAATGCCTGGCGGTTTTTGTTTTTTGAAACCTAAAAAAGGAGAGTGGTTTTAAATGGCACGTGGTGGACTTGATTGGGAAGGTATCGGGTACCGTGGTGTTACTTATGAGGCAAGTGATACCCTAGTAAGCATGGTTGCAGTTAGTGGCGTAGCGGCAGTTGAAGAAAAGGCAGTGACCCTTGTCGGTAATGGTAAGGTTGGCTTTGGGAATGCAGGCGACAAACTTCTGGGCAAGTTAGATAAGTACGAATCAGACGGTTACGTGACTGTCCAGGATGCTGGTTATGCTTCTATGCCTGGCGTTTCCGGAAACCTGCCGACTTACAATGATTTTCTAGTGGTTGATGGCAATGGGGCTGTAACAGCTTCTACCGGCGCGGTGGGTCCTGCCAGGGCCATAAGCGTTGGTACAGCAGCAACTGGGCCTGTCGTAGTGCTTATCGGTTAATCAACAAAAAAAAGAGGGGAGTGGTAAAAGTGGCAATTGAAAAGCTGAATCGCGATATGTACCTTGCAGCCGCAGCCGAGCGGCTTACTTTTTCGCAGTACCTTGAAAAACTGGACCCTACTCCGGAAGGTGAAAAGCTGGATGCTTTTGAACGGCAGTTGAGGAAACAGGGTATCATCACGAAGACCATTTACGGAAAAGGCATTTTTGCTGACAGGGTAGAGGCTTTTTACCGCACCAGCGAGAGCCAGGTTCTGTTCCCTGAATATATTGCAAGGCAGGTGCGGGAAGCGATTGTCCAGGATACGATGCTTCCCTACTTGATCGGCCAGAATACGCCCATTACTGGGGACTCTTATCGAACCTTCTATGTTGAAGATCAACCTGCTCAACAGCGTTTAAAGCGTGTGACTGAAGCTTCTGAACTGCCCAGGGCTAAAATCGTCGGTAAGGAGCAGACTGTCAAGATTTATAAATTTGGCCGGACTATTGAGGCTTCCTATGAAGTCATTCGTCGGATGCAGATCGATATGCTGGCCCTGCATGTAAGGCGGATAGCTATGCAAGTAGCGAAGGACAAAGTAGAAGAAATCATTGATGTGATCGTTAATGGTGACGGTAACAGCAATGCTGCATATACTTATGACTTAACTGCTCTAGATTCCGGTGCCAGTACAGGGACGCTAAGCGCAAAAGGTTTGCTGAAGTTCCTCATGAAATTTAAGCCTTATCCATGCAATATCCTGATTACTGATGAGGATACCTTTATTCAAGTAGTTTTGACCAGCATACCGAATCTAACTACTACCGACCTTTTGCGCCTGCTTGCCGAGGGGACTACTGTTGGAGTGAGTATTTCCGCTCCGCAATTGCCGTCCGGTTCTGTCCGCCTGTTCTGGGATGACAGCGTAACTGCTTACGACCTTATTGGTATCAACGGCCAGTACGCCATTGAACAGGTGACGGAAATTGGCAGCGATATTCAGGAGGCAGACAAATTTATTACCCGCCAGACCCAGGTTCTCACCATTTCGGAGAATTCCGGGTTCTCCAAGATGTTCAATGAAGCGACGGCTATCTTGAAAGTCAACGCTTAGGGGGTGGGTTGATGCCCGACAACCTTATTTTAACCGCTGAAGGCTGGCAAGACCGTGTAAGAAACAAGCTGGGTGTGAGCGAAGCATATTTGACAGATGCTGACATTTCCCAGCCTGATATTATTTCCGTGGCCGAGGCCAACATCATCGATCAGGTGCCGAATTACGCTTCTTTAACCGGCAATAATCGGACGTGGCTGGAGGCGGCAACGGTCTGCGAGTGTGCTGCCTTATTATGCCCATCTATGGCCGCCAGGTTGCCGGCCAGCGAGCAGGGGCCGCATTTCACCCGGGAAGTGGCCGTCGATTGGGACAAAAAGCGGCAGGAGTTGGAAGCCGAACGGGACGGCTATATTGCAAGGATTGTCGGCCTTGCGACTGTCCCGCACTTTGGCCTGTCGCAATAGGGGTGATGCTTATGTCATACGCCGCAAAATATCTCCAAGCTTGTGGCCAAACATGCTCCATATTGCGGACACCTGCCGTCCAGTTTTATGTTTCACTGAAAAGAGCCAGCAGGGGGGTTGCTAACCCTGGGACGAGAGAAGCCTATTGGGAGGGGTTAATACTTGCCGCGTCAAACCTTGCCAGTGGAGAAGTGTTTCAGATTGGTAGCGATAAGTATCTCACACTGTCCACTAGGACAGACCCGGCAACTGGCGAACTGGTTGTTCTTGCTGCCAAGACGAATGCCACCTTGACGCACCAGTGGTATGTTGAAACAGTTGACGAGTACGGCAACATTACCCAGGAATGGCAGACGATTAACGCCGATGTGCCGGCCTTTGGACAGATTGTGACCGCCGCACTTCGCCAGCAGGACCCTGGATTGTTGGACAATGCCAGATACGTGTTCCAGGTGGCGAAAAGCCTTGGGATACAGGCAATGGACCGCATTGTTTACAGTGGGGCGAATTACCAGGTTGAAAGCCCCGATGATGTAGCGCTTCCAGGAGTGGTGCGGTTGCAACTTGGGGTTGATACGAGGCCATGAGTGTAAGGTTTGATGCCAACGCCTGTATGTTGGCCCTGAAGGAACACATTTTGATTACGCTGAAGTTGGTGCAACAGGAGTATTTGGCCGAATCCAGAAGTCACATGAGGACGAGAGAAGGTGCTGAAAGCCTGCACGAAGGGGATTTTGAAGTGCTTGCCGGCTGGATTGCGACCTCAATTATCGGCGGGGCATGGTCGGTTCTCGATGAGTTTGGTCGGGGCAGTTTAATGGACGGGGACAACCCCGCCCTCCCCGACTACATGAAAAGCGACCTGTGGAACCCGTACCGCAGGGACGACCTTGCCATCCGCAGCCGGCAGGCCGGGCCTTACGTGAATATCTTTGGCGAGACGGCTGTTTCCAGGGCCAAGCGACCGGGTTACAACCTTGAGAAAAAAGGCGGCAAGTACGCTCCCCAGCCGCCCAGCCATGCCCTACAGACAGCGGCCAGGTGGATGATGGCCGGCAGGGCGCAGGAAATATGGTCACAGGCATTAGCAAGGTTTCCTTGGGGCAGGTTTATCATTGCTACGCCTGATTGAGAAGGAGGCGGTGCTGTTGTTTTGATCCAGAAAACGACCTCAACAATGTGTGGCAGCGGTTAAGATATGATGAAACGATATTGACTCTACTTGATCTTGCCGGCCAAACCGCGCTTGAAATTGCAAAGCATATTATCAAGCGTAGCCAGTGGGATGACCTGACGACCAATGAAAAGCGGCTGTGTATTTATTTTAGGCCGTCGCGGAGGGCCAGGATTGATATTACAACTGAAGAGGTAATGCAAATTGACTGTCATGTGTCCGCGAAACAGGATTATATAGCTTACCGGGTACAGAAGCAGGTCAGAAACCTCCTACACAATTATGAGTACAGCGGCAGGAGATTTTTATTTGACGGCCAGCTTGGGGAGCTCCCCTCCATGCCTGGCTTTATTTGTGTGGGAAGCAGGTACAGGTTTTATACATTAATATAGCGAGGGGGGGGCGGTATTGGATGTAATCTACCAAAAAGCCGGGAATATTGAACTTGTTAGATACAGGGACGATAAAAGGTTCCTGAAGGTAGGTGTTGTGCAATCTATATCATTTATAAACACAATCGCCCAATCTACGCTTGTAAATAGCAATGCGGCTTTTGACGACATTTTTAAAACAGACATGTCTGCCAGGATTGAAATTTCCCTGAATAGCTTCCAGCAAAAATTTTACTCTGTACTGACCGACATTAAAGACGTCGATCCGGCTAACATTGACATCTGTATTCTCTCAATCACCGGGTTGATGCCAACCATACAAATTTTAGACTTTGGAACCATGCGGGTTATTGACGAGTCTGGGGTGCATCCAGAAGAACCGCACTCGATTACCCTTTCGAGGACGCCCATATCACCCGGCGACATAGTTGTTTACGACGAAGACAACAATCTTTTTACATATACAGATGACGAACCGAATGAAAGAGAATTTCGAGTATCGGGCAGGGAACTTTATTTTAATGCTGTAACAATGGGCAAAGAGTTTGTGGTAGCTTATGATACAACCGGTGTAAATATCGGCAGGATGCAGATGGATAACAGTATGAGCAGTGACATTTTTAGCCTAACAGTTACCGGTGAGGCAGTTTTGCGGAAAGATAGCGGTATTGTAAAATTTGACGCAATAACATTTGACAGGGTAATGACTGTGGGTGTAGTACCTTACCCTACACGTCAGAAAGAGCCGCAGGGGTGGAACTTCACCCTGCAGGTGCTGAAGCCGAGGCCTGGTAGGAATGCTATAGATTTTGCAATTCAAGTTTAGGGGAGGTTGCCGCCTTTTGGCGGTTTTTTTATTTCCAGAAAGGAGTCAACTGCCCACGGCTAAAGCTGGGGGCTTGTAAGTAGTCCTGACTAAGCGACTCCTACGTCTGGCCGGTTGACAACGGCCCTGCGGATATTCTCCGCTTAAGGTTAATTATACCACAATGCATTGAATAAATTAATCACCTATTTTGAAAGGAGTGACTTAAATGGAACTTGTTTACAAAAAGGCCGGGCGGATTGAGTTGATCCGCTACAAAGACAGCAAGCGGTTTTTGAAAAACGGGGTTGTACAGTCTCTTGCGCCGCAAATAACCAATAATACAACAACACTACCGGACGGAAACAGTGCTATGGATATGATGTTTTCCGGCGGTAAAGCTGCTCAAATTACGGTTAATCTGAGTAGTTTTCAACCTTCGCTTTACGCCGCTCTGGTTGCTGGTGATGTTACGGATGAAACAGGCTTTTCCATCAGGAAGATTGAAGAAAATTCGGTGCCTGCCGCAAGCCCCTTTGCTGTTACATTAACCAAGACGCCAGTCACCGATACCGTGGTTATCCACAACGAGGACGACAGCCCGTTTGTAAAAGTTTCCAGTGATCCGGCTACCGGGCAGTACAGTGTTTCCAGTAATGTAGTTACTTTTAGCAGTACCAATGCCAACGAGGAAGTTATTGTCGCTTATGATGTTTCTTCTGACGTAAGGCGTATGCAACTTTCTGCAGAGGCAAACAACGACGCATTCCGTCTTATCGTGGCCGGTGAGGCTGTGTTAAACAAGGACGAAGGCACGATTAAACTCGATGCTATTACCTTTGACCGGGTGATGCCCACCGGGGATATTCCCTGGCCGACTAGGCAGAAAGAGCCGCAGGGGTGGAACTTCACATTGCAGGTGCTGAAGCCGAGGCCGGGTTACAAAGTAGTTGATTATGTAGTTGAAAATTAGGAGGGTTAATTGATGGCTAACAAGGAGGCGACGCCGCTTTCCACGATGCTGGGGAGCAGCGAAGATTTTTATTTTGATATAACAAAGCCGAAGGTTGATTCGGAAGGAAACCCTGTTTTTGATGAGCAAGGGGAGCCTATTTTTGAAGTAATTGCTTCAAAAAAACTCAGGGTTCTCCCACTTAAATTAAAAGAGATAGACGAA